CGGGGTCCGTACTATACGAAAAACACCCTACAGTAAAGTTCCATTTAATCTAGCTGAAATGCCTATACTCTGATTTTTTTATCTTTCTAGTATGTGTGATAATACCTTTAATTGATGAGACAGCTTTTTGTTATTGGCATTTGGGAGCAGGATACGAAACAGTCTAGCAAAACTTCTCTCAGATGAGGTTGTACAACCAAGACATTACACTAATTCTGTAAACATCAATCAGTTAAAAAAAACAATGAATAGCACATTACTATCTGAAATGGTACCAGGCGGTTTATCGCAACCAGTTTGGGGACCTGAGATTTCTACAGTGGGTGGATATTCTAGAGAAGGATACACTTCAAGAACTTTTGATTTACCTGAAGTCCCATTTAGATTACAAGCTGCTGCACTACAAAGAGACGAGGATGTACAGCTTGCAGTTAATGACTTGTCATCAAAAATTACTGGAGGCCAGCACTACATCAAAGGAAACTCTGAGACATTCATCGAATACATGGAGGACTTTACACACAATTTACACTTTGATACTTTTGATACTGAACTTGTAAAGGAATTGCTCTGGTATGGCAACTCTGTATGGAAACCCAGAATGGGAGTCACAAACATTCATTCATTTGATGATCTTATGCACATACCAATTTCATCATTTATGAGAATTTGGTGGGATAGACAAAGAATTCCATACAAGTACGAGTTTCGTGGAGCAGAATACCAGGGGTATCACAATCCAGGTGAGATACTACACTTCAAGTGGAACCCAGTTAATGCATCAGTGTTTGGAACAGGCTTTGGAGTATCAGTTACATCTACAAGGGATTTCTCAATGCCATTAAACGGCGAGGACTCTGTAGACATACAACTACCATCAATGCTTGATAGAAAATACTCCACACAGTTTACAATGCAGATAGCTGAGCAGCGATACATTAGTAGAAACGTTTGGATTGCAGATGGCGCATCAGCTGACCAAAGAGCTGCACTACAGGCAAACATTGAGCAAGCCCAAATAGGACAGGACTTGGTAGCTGGTGTTAACGTTGAGGTAAAAGAACTAGGATCACAGGCTCGTAACTTTAATCCTGCACAGTTTGCAGACATTACCCAAGGACCACTCTTTAAAGCATTAAATGACTTTAGGGGAAAACAGGCAGGTGAGTCAACTCATACCTTTGCAAATGCAGAACGGGCTGCATTACTTGATGAACTAGGACTCACTGCATTTCCAATTTCAGTTCGAGAGCAGCTAAATGAAAAACTCTTCAAGCCTTGGTATGATGCAAATCCGTTTTATGATGCACTGTATTATGGGGGAATGATTCCCCTACCTTGGCATATCGGCAGATTTGATTTGAACTTTGGACAGGTGGAAAAGAAAGACATTGCAGTACCTGACATGATAAAGCTGATTGAGTTGTACTTGCAGGCTCCAGTACCAAGGGATCCAAAACAGATACTAAAATTATTTGAGCAAGCTGGATTGCCAATTGATGAGGACTATCAAGTTGCAATTGACAATTACTATAATGATCCGCATGGACAATTTGCACTTGGAAACATACAGACAGCTGGTACTCCCGTCCAACAGTATCAGCCAACTGCTGATATTGGTGGTGGGCCAGTGTTCAATGATCAAGTGATGGGGGAAGTGGAAATTCACTTGTACCCTCAAACTACTACCAAAGTAACCAATCTCAAGACTGGAATTATGGGAGAAATTATGAGTAGTAATTCATTTTACAACGGTACAGGTAGTAACATCACATTAACTACATCAACTGCTGGTGATACTACATCAACGCTAAATCTGAATGATCCTAACAATGTATGGTTTCCATATTACATGGAATCAACTTGGATGCCATATCATGAGATAAAATACAAACCAGAATGGCACATTAAAGTAGGATATAAAATCCAATTGAGTACAATGTGGGATGATTGATTTTTAATAATACCTTTAACTTATTACCTCAATAATTTTTGTGCCAGATAAAGTAAACAAAAATAGACAAGACCCATACCCATCACCTGATATTAAAAAAGGCAAAGTAGAGCCGCAAATAAACAAGACACCTAAAGGAATTGGGGGTGAAAAGATTGGTAAAATGAGTGACAAAAAGAAACACCAAGAAGCTATTCTGTATAAAGAAATTCTAGATGCAAAGTTAAGGTATGTCCCACAAAGAAAATGAAAAGCGTAAAAAGCTATGTGGGAATTGCGAACACTTTGTTGTAGGTGGATTGTGTGAGTTAGTACGGGGAAACATAAACTCCAAATCCATATGTGATTTGCATGCATTTGGTGATGTTAATCCCATTGACACTAAAGTTTCTCCAAAGTATACAAAGACTGAAACAAACTACAAGCCAGGATTTTTTGTAGAAACCATTGTAGATGAAATAACTCCTGAAATAATTCCAGAAGGAAAAGCACAGCAGATGTATCAAACCTTACTGCAAAGAGGAGTATCTCCAAAAGAAGCTCACAGAGCAACAGTTGCATATTATTCAGAACCAGAACCACCCTATGCTTTACCTTGGCCTGGGCCCGTAACTGGACTTGACTTGGTAGGAAACATTAACCATATGATAGTTCCAGATACTGGAACACCATTAACTGATTTTACAGGACTGCCAACAGATGTGCAGCCATACCCGACATCTAATGTATCACCATATGGAATTGGCGGCGAATCATATAGGAATAATCCAACCCCTGATCCTAACAGTGTTGGCGGAACATCCAACACTTATGAATTTAAGAATTATCCAGCTCCACCTTCTGCGGTATGGAATGGATTAGCATCTAATGTAAATTCAGAGCCATCAATGCATGGAGAGCATGGATTTAACGTGGCATCATTGGTCCCCACATTTCCTGATGATTATGAAGCGTTGCATTCTGATTCACAAATTCACTCAAGGGGAATAGAGCCAAGTGGTGCTATATCTGAGGCAAAAAAACAAAAAGACCCAAAGAAAAAAAAGTTTCTAAAACAATTAGCAAAGTGGGCAGCTCTTCTTGGAGGGATATCTGGCATGAGCATTATAATAAAAAAACATATTGATTCAGGAACTGATGATCCACTTGAGGTATTTGCAGAATATTCTGCCACACTTGATGATAAGACATGTGATGAATGCAGAAAAGCAAATGGCAAGACATTTGATATTTTAGAGACACACAACCGTCCAGTACTTCCAAGTGAGAATCTTGGATATACAACTCGGCATCCGCATTGTAGATGTGTATGGAATGTAAAGAAAAACTACAAGAAGGAACCTGACTCTGTTTCACGAAAAGAAGAATCAGATATTCACAGCATTGAAAGTCATATTACAAAGGCTGCAAAAGATGGAACACTGCACACTGTAAAAAAAGACGGCGAGCTCTCAAAGAGAACAACTACAAAAAACCCACTCAAGGAATTGTGCAGTTGTTATACTGTAACACTTCCATCTATTCACTTGAATTTGCCTGTACAATACACCAGAAGAAAACTCCAAGAGGCAATTACTAATTTACGAACAGAGTTTGAGTGGTTGACTGAAGACTACATTGAGGGTGCTCGAAAACTAACTGAGGAAGCAGGAGGAACTCTGTATCTTGTAAGGGCAGCAGGTGAGGCAATCACTGATCACAGATCAGAAGGCGAGGAATACAGACGCAAACTCTCAGCTGATGAGCTAAACTCTATGACTCGAACCATAATTGGTAAATCGATGGATATCAATCACCAGCCAGAATTTGAAACTGACTCTACAGTTCTTGATGCAGAGTTTGACAAGAAAAGAAAAGAGATGCAGGCATTAATCATAGTGAGAGATCCGCAAATCAATAAGGCAATAGATAATGGAAAGATTACTGCAGTATCCATTAATGGTGGAATGCCACGTTCTGAAAGTGTAGAGCCATGTGTGGATGGTTGCACTGATGATAATTGTGAGTTGTGTCTTGTACCACATGGAGTAGTGTTAGGTGAGCTTGATGGAATAGGAATGACTTTTGTTGTAACTGATCCAAACGGATTGTACTGGAATGGACACCATGTATCTAGTGCCGAACCTGGAATTAAATTTACAAAACTGGAAAAATTATAAAATTTATTATAGTATGATCTTTAATTAAACTCGTCGGGTTCCTGAAGTTAGGTATCGGGGTTGTCTGAAAAACAACTGCTCCTAGGCACATGGGTTCGAATCCCATACCCGACGGGTCTATACTACAATTCCATAACATCTGTTATTTAATAATACCTTTAAACAGAATACACATTACTATTCATTGACTAAATCAAAGCCTGATAATCTAATTAAAAAATTACAAGAATGTTCTACTCTTGGACAAGCAGACCCAATCCTTACAAAACTAAATGCTGGTCCTTCAGTGAAAAAACTTGTAGAGACTGCACTCATACTAAATAATTCTCAAGATCCTGCTCAAAGAAGTCACGCCTTTTCATTTATGGAAGTTGCCATCAAAGAACTAGAAGATGACAATGATGATAAAATTAATGAAGAATCCCCAATGGGGCAACACAGTAATGAGGATGGATTAAGCTCTCCAAAGATTGGTTCAGGGGATGGAACCATAAATGAAGAAGAAGATGATAAAGACAAAGAAAAAGAAACTAATGCTGAAAATAAAATTCATGAAGAAGAATTATCAAATCATAATCAAGGCGGAAGAACTACAGGTTCTGAGCAATCAACTGACAATACACAACCCTATCCAGGAGAGGGTGAAGACTCTGCTGATGGTGAAAAGGATATGCATAAAATGGATGGTACTGTTAACCAATGGAATGAAACTGGCGGAATGCCTCCTCCAGGGGGAGCACCACCACAACCAGGCGGAGGAATGCCACCACAACAAATGGCTGCACCACCACCACCTCCAGGCATGATGCCTGGTATGATGCCAGGATTATCACCTGACATTGCCCAAGAGATGGGAATGGGAATGCCTGCACCACCTCCAATGGATACTAGTCAACAGATGCGCCAGATGCAGTATACCCTAAAAGAATACTTTAATGATTATCACAAAAGAGTCGTTGCTCCAATTAATGCACGCCTAAATAATACGATAAACCAGCAAAGAGAGACACTCACTGCACAAAATTCCATTATAACGCAGCAAAGAGATGCAATAAAGAATCTCTCACGAGAAATACAAGAGACAAAGGCTGCAAGTGGAAATCTAAAGTTTGATCTTGACTATATGCGCAAGAACGCAAATGCTTCATTCAGAGAACAACCAGCAACTCCATTAACTGAGAGTCAACCATTCTTTAATGGTGGAATGCCTGCAGTTCAGCCAGTTAATACCAGGTCACAATCCTTGGCAGAAGCAAGAGCTGAAATTGATGCAATGGACAAACTCTTGAAGAGTGGCAACAAATCAATCTACAACTAGAGAACTTTTTTTAAAAACCATTTATCTTGTTTGATTTATTCTTAATGTAATATCATAATATTCTACTACATCACTATTAATAATAATCTATGATTCTAATATGTGATTATATCGCACAATTTTGTTTTAATTTATTTTTTTGAAATAAAGTCTAGACAAAAGTCTAAACAAAATTAGATTAAAGGTATTTTGTAAAAATTAACTTCATAGTTTTTTTTAAAAAAAATTCTGTTTTCTAATAATACCTTTAAACAGAATAGATACTACTATTCGTGGCTAATACTAACCGATTTCAAGGACTTGCAAGAGGACCAATAGACCATGCCGCAAGTTCTGTAATTAACAAAATTGCAAATGGAATTATTGATATGGGTTCTGTAGTTTTACTAATTTCTACGATAACCTCAGCAGAATTACTACCAAGAGTTGCACAAGGCACCACACAAGGAAGTAAACTTGCTTATGGTATTGCAGTTGGTGGAGACGCTGACGGAATTTATGGTACAGGAGCTGCATCAACTGATGACACAACTCGTGCAACATCAGGAGCAGGCCAGGGTATAGTGGTAGTAACTCAAGGTAGATGTCCTGCAAGAGTCAAAGGTGGTTCTACTCTAATTATTGGTGATGAATTAACTGCTTCAGCTACTGATGGAGTACTTGAAAAAGCAACTACTGCAGATGTAGTTGTTGCAATTGCATTAAGTGATGTTGCAGATGCTGACACTGACATTATCGCAGTAGATGTTCAAAGAGGAGGTATCTTCTAGATGACCTCTAAACATCCAAAACACAATCGTAATACTATTCTTGCATTATCAGAAATGGCACATGTCCAAGAGGCTCTAGTTGCAAGTGCACAAGCACAGCAACAAAGAGGACAACCATTTGATATTTTCCGACCAATCAGAGAAACACCTCTCGCATCATTCTTTGATAGAACTAATCCTAATGCGTTTGAGGATGGCATTATTAATCCTGACTTACCAACAATATGGAAACATCGCTATGGTATCAGAATTGGTGATGAGGCAAGAGGAAACATGCGTATTGGAGGAAAAGAACTCAAAGAGACCGTATCTGTTCCAAACAGTTTATCAGCATTAAAAATTGCAGATGAAATTTTAGAGGGTGCAGAGCCTTGGAGTGACTGGAAACAGTACGCTAGATTAATCGATATGGATGCACCAAAAGTGAATGTACCATTAACCAAATATACTGACATTGTTGG